ATGATTGCGGATTCGACCGCAGCAACGCCGACATATGTTGCAGCGCCTGTAAGTGTTGCGGATCCGCTAGGAATGACATTTCGTTCGACAACATCGGCATTAGTGATGTTTGCTGTAAATGTGTACGCATCTGGATCAGCATTAACTGTTCGTGTGCCGTTAAAGGGAGATCCGCATCCTGCGATAACGACTGATTGTCCTTCTGTAAACTCATGAATACCTACTGTCGTAAAGGTTGCGACATTATCAGTCAGCGAAACCTTGGCAACTGGTGCTGCAAATGTTGTAAGCAAAGGCAAGATAACTGCCTCGCTAGTGTCAATTATATCGTTTAAATAACTGTCACTGTATAAAGCTGATGAAACGCCAAGTACACTTCTCAACTCTGTCGCTGTGATAATACTTGGCATTTCATCCTCTCTAAACTGCTGGGGGAGCGATCGGGAGCAACCGCCCCCCCATGATTAAGTGATTAGGCTACGTTCAACTTACGGAACGCTGCTGGGTAACGGTTTACTACGCATACATATGCGTATAGTCCGATTTCAACCTGACCGTTTGCTACGACGTTAGCGCGTAGTTCGATCTTGTTGCTCTCGTGGAAACGCATTGCGTTTGATGGGTATACCAAAGCATGCTTTGCGTTTGCATCGTCACCTGTGTAGTTAGCATCTACAACAAGTCCTAGTCCTGCGACTGATCCTGCTGTTGAGCCTTGTGTGATCAAACCATTTGCGTTTGATGGTGCTGCTGCTGCGTATAGTGGACGACCTGAGCCATCAACTGCGCCTAGCAAGCCAGCAAAATCGATACCATCTTCGCCACCTGTGTTTGCAACAAGTAGACGGTTTGGTGTTGAGCGCATTACGCCAAATGAATCAGCAATACCCTTAGCGATTGAGCCGTAGATTGTTGCTGCTGATGATTGTGTTGCGTTCTGTGCTGCAATCTGAGCTGCGTATGCATCTGTCTTGATTGCGTAAGATTCTGCCAACTCACGTAGGTAGAGATCTAGGAAGCCTGGGTCTGAACGATCTAGAAGTTCAACATCTAGAATTCCAGCGCCTGCAAACTTGACAACTGTGTCCTCCTGGAAGGTTACTGTTGTGTCTGTTGATGCAAACTCTGCACCTTCTGCTGTTACTGCAACTGATGCCTTAGTTCCCAACTTAGGTGTGAATACCTTCATGCCTGATGCTGGAAGTGCTGCGCGCTCGATTGAGTCAATAAATGGACGTGATGCATCGATTACGCCGATTACATCCTTGAGGTAGTTAGGTGGAACCATACCTGTGTTTTCAGCAACTGTTGCAACTTGTAGCGCTGCAATTAGATCGCGAGCATCTGCATCACCGCGTGATGCGTGAATCTGTGCCATTGCAACCTGACCTGCTGTTACATCTAGGTTTACGCGTGGATTTGTGTAAAAGACTGGACGTGTTGTCGCAGCTGTTACTTCTGACTTTGCAGCTTCAACCGCTTCGGTTGATACTGCCTCTGAAACGGTTTCTGACACTAGGTCATCTCCTTCGGTCTTAGGTTCCTCAATTTGAGGTTCCGGGGTTGATTCGCTTGCAGCAGTTCCTTGTGTTTCGGCTGCTGCAACCTTTTCCACTTCCGCTCCTGGGATTGCTCCTTCAGTTACGAGTGAAACTTCGATTAGTTTTGATGCGCTGATAGCCATAACGCCATCCTTGTTATCCCATGCATCTACTTTAACGCCGACACTAAAATCAGAACGCAAACCAGTTGCTGCTTCCTCTAGTGCATCATTTCCGGCAGTAGTCTTTGCAATCTTAAACGATGCAGTAATTCCTGTTTCGTCTTGTGACCACTCCATAAGTTTTCCAATTGGCTTTGTCATTTCATGTTCTAAAACCAATTTGGTGTTCTTGCTAAAAGTAATTGAGTTAGGTAAAAATACTGTCTGACCAGCAGATGTATTTCCAACTGAATCCCATTGGACGATACGACCAGCGATGATGCGTGATTCTGCATCACTTGCTGTGAGTGTAACTGGCATTGTTATTTTCATGATAACAAGTCCTCCTGTTGTCTGATTTCATCAACGCTCATCGCGCCAATTCTGTTAAGGATCTCGTAAACCTGCGCACGCTCCAAAGGATTACCACGCAAGAAGTCATCTAGTGCATAACGCACTTCGTTACCTTGACCAACAAAGTCAGGCATTGATAAACGCTGCTCAATCGCAGTCAAAATTGGACGAAGTGAAAAATCAACAAGTGAACGGCGCTCTGAGATTGCGTTTGAGTAAGTCATTGAAGTTGTTTCAGCGCTTGCAAAGTAAGCAGGTAATCCTGCTGCGCGACATAACTCTAAAGCAACGTACTGACGTGCTTCGTTGAGTTGTAGTTTGTTTGGATCAATTCCCATAGCCTGCAATTCAACATCGGCGTTCAGGAATGCTGTGCTCCGAGTTGTGCGGGCTACGCGCCAGGCTTCAAGCAGTTTGCCAATACGCTCGCTAGTTAAATTTGTTCCATTTGACTTAAGAACCATCATTGGTACTGGTTCTTTTGCAAATGCTTCTGATGCATTTTCCAAAGCAACAGCTGCGCGGATTGTTCGACCTGCGCGGGATAGGAATCCTTCATCTAAACCATTAAAGACAACAAGGGAACGAATGCCAGCGGATGGAACAGCAGAACCGTCTACTGAGTAACCAATAATTTCTGTGTTGTTGTAATTAGTTGTAAAGGTAACGCGATCTGGTGATACACGTGTCCATTCTTGAACACGTCCATCTGCATACATTGACATAATTTGTCCATACGCCACGCCGTGGAATAACAAATCCTCAGCAATGTACGAATAGATAGATGATCCGGGAACGCGTGAATCTGGTTGGTTAATTACGCGGTTGGGTTCAACTCGTACCCCGGAAGATTTAATTCTTTGCTCTAGTGGCAAAGATGCAACAGTCGAGCAAATGATATTGCGCGCTCTTGCGATTGTTGGAACTGCCATCGCTTGCTGACGGCTTGCAGTTGCCAAAGGATAAAATAAACTTTGGATTGAGTTATTGAAAGGTGCAGGAGTCGCAGCTGCATCGACCGTAAGTCCTACGGGTTCAGGAGCCTTTGCGAAGAAATCTCTGAGTGCCATTAGCATAAAATTATAGCATAATCAACCCAACACAATGTCCACTTCTGTGTCTGGTCGTGTCGCAAAGTGACTGACCATAGCCATTCCGACAGTTGCGCAGATTGTGGCAGCTGAGGCTTTTCTGCCCAAGTACCAACCGCCGTCCTTGAATGGAAGTTTCACCGCAGACAGAACCTGCTTGTTCAATTCGGCTTGGTTGCCGTGAACTAGGCGCTGGGAGGTAATTGCCGACAACATCTCATCGCAAGCCTGCCCGTAAATAGCACCATCGATCGGTGTCGTTGGAATACCTGCTGGAATCAACCGAGAAGCAACCGCGCCAGCGGTTTGACGAGAATAGGCAACAGTTTCCACCGAGTATTTTCTTGCCCATACTGCAATGCTGTTAGCCAGGTCTTTATCATCAATGTTTACTGGATTCGAATACGTCTCCAGCAACACAACGCAGAACTTGTCCCCATCAAGTCGTTGCGCTGCCACTAGCGCGGCTGCTTTTCGATCTGGTGATAGATCAATAGCCATCCAAGTTGGTTGCTCCCGATCTAGAGCGAGCGTACCCTCATGCGCGCACTCTGTCCAACTTGACGGATTGATGGCTGGGTTGATCTGGCTCACCCATTGGCACAATAACTCTGTGCGAATAATAGACTCATCATCTGACATAGCAGATTTAAGATTGTCGATGTGAATAGTGTGCCCAAGGCTGGGATTGGCTTGTTGCCAGGCAACTGGGTCATCCAAAGCACAACCAGGTTCGGCAGACCATTCGAACCAACCGATTGGATCATCAGAACCAGCAGCTGCTGCAAGTCCACGTTCTCTCATGCGGTTCAAGATTACTGAATGCTGGTCTCCCGCATTCGAATACATAATTGCCATGGGATTTTTCGAAGCCATCTGGGTAAAACGCAAACTTGCCCAAACTTCGTCATCCTTGTATTCACGAACTTCGTCCAGGTGGATTGTGTCCGGTGCTGCGATACCGCGAGCAGCTGAGTTATTGGCTCTGACCAGGTAACGAGTGCCGTCATTGAGTTTGATCTCTTGGCTACCCTTGGTTTCGTACTTCTTCACAAACCGAGTCACAAGTTGTTCATTGGCTTGGATAATTTCGTCAATCTTCCAGAAGATTTCAGATGAGGTTGTGAGTTTGTGGGCAGTATGGATCTGCAAACGCTCACCCCAAAGGAACATTCCAGCCAGGATTCTCAGCTGCATGAAAGTGGATTTACCGTTCTGGCGAGCGATGATGACCCCGATTTCATTGTGATACCAACGGCCGTCAGGCTTGACTCTGTGCATCTCAATAGCCAGAAGTTTTTGCCAAGGAAGCAGTTTGTAGTACTCACCGGTAACCGGATCCTTGATTT